CTCCACCTCCACCTCCTGAACCAATATAATAATTTTTATCTGTTCCATTAGCATAAGCAATTCCACCAAGGTATCTATTTCCTGCTGTTCCTGAACCAGCCTTTCCTCCTGCAGCATAACTTCCTCCTCCACTTCCTCCTGAACCTATAGATGAACTTCCCCCTTTTCCTCCATGTCCTCCTCCTGATTGAGATATACTTCCATTGCTTCCATCTCCTGCAGTTGCTGTTGCTCCTGCTCCACCTGCTTGTCCTAATCCAACACCATTAACTGCTCCAGAACTATTAATATATTGAGTTGCAGTTATATTAAGGTATTTAGTTCCATCTACTTGCAATGTAGCTCCAGCAGCAACATAAACATAATCATAATCTAAATCTCCTCCTAGTGAAGTCGTTCCAGATAAAATTGTCAAATTTGTAGGATCAAATAATCTTACTTCTTTTGAATAAATACTTGAATTAATTTTATACTTAATAGTTAATTTTCCTTCATTTTTTCCTGCATATTTAAAAATCTTGGAATAATAATTTCCACTTTCCCATTCAACTTTCATCTTGTGCCCAAAGGATTGAGGAGAATAAACATCATATTTAGTTTCCCCAGAATATTTCAATTTTGAAACTTCATAAACAAGAATCAGTTTCTCTCCATTCAAAACGTTTATTTCATGCTTGAAAGGAAATTGTTCTATATCTTTTACATTCCCATCAAAAGTATAGGTATCTAAGGTAGAAATATTATTTTTATAAAATGTATAGCGATAAATATTTGAAATATTTTCTGGACTTATTGTATAATTTACTACCCTGTTTTCCGCTAATAGTTTTTTTGTCCCATTATAAAGAATGGTATATTCTTGACCCGATACTATCCAACTTCCATCTTCATATACTTTAAAAGTAGAATAAGTTTTTCCAACATCAAGTCTAACGTTATCCGGAAGCATAATATAAATACTTGCAGTCAGTATTACCAACGTTAAAAACCCAATTAGATATTTATTCATGCATTCTCACTCGATTGTGTTAATTTTAAATTCCACGTAGCTCGAGCAACCTCCCCTTCATTAAATGTAGAATCAAAACTATTAATCTTTACTTTAATTGTTCCTCTTAAATCATCTACAAAAGTGTACGGAGCTCCTGCATCAATATCCTGGTGTCCCTGTTGCAATGCCTCTATAGATTCAATCCATATCTTAAGGTTTGCAAGACTAGATGCAGTATAAGACCCACTAATATTTAATGTCTTAACTACTCCTCCAAAATCAAATACATCAGTTTCGTCTGAATCAGATAAATAGAACCCTTGTGGTGTCAAAGTTGAATCCTTTGCACATGTATTAACGTTTATTACCGCATTGGATCCATTATGGATTACAATCCCATTTATTGTAGTATTTCCCATTAAATAACCCCTCTTTGTTTTAATTCTCTTTCAATTACAATACTCCCTCTTCTTGCAATTTCATCCATGTCAATGCTTTGTGAAATATTTCCGTTAAAGTTGAATGTTGGTCTTAATACAACTGACTTTGAATTTTGTTGGTTTCTTGTTAGAACTTGTTCTCCTCTATGTAGTTTGTACATTCCATCATTTGGGACATTAGATATTCCAGTTTGACCTTCTCCATCTGGTTTTCCTCCACTCACCCAATTCCATATACTTTTAACTTTCCCCCATAACCATGCCCCGAAATCCCAGTTCCAATTCCAAATACTAGTTATCTTTTCCCAAACCCATCCAGCGAAATCATTCTTTGCCCAGTTCCATATGCTTGTGATTTGTGTCCATATCCATCCTGGAAAGTCTTTAACCCAAGACCATATACTCGTTATTTTTTCCCATAACCATCCAGGGAAGTCTGTTACCCAATTCCATATATCCAGTATTTTAGTCGTCAAATAATCTGCAACCGGAACAATTATAGAAAAATAGAACCAATCTCCTATTTTTTTTGCTATATCTCCTGCTCCTTTAATCCAGATCATCTCAATTAATGAACCTAATTTTAAACCCAAGTTTGCAATTTCTATTGGTCCATCAAGATAAAACTTTCCAGTCGTTGGTATTTGTGGAGCATTTTCCATTGCTTTACTTACTTCTTTATTAATTGGTCTTGTCCACTTCAAGAAAGCAATTGCCATCCTCATCATTAATATTGCTAGTGGCCTTAAAATTGTAGCTAGAAAGTCTCCAAATGGTCTGAAAAATATTCCAAATGCTCTGCCCATTATAGAAAGTATTCCCTTAAGATAAGGACTAGACTCTGCAAGGAGACCTACTGCAGCAGTAATTGCTGCACCTATTAATCCCATTTTTACAGCTAGACCTTTTATTCCTTTTGAAAATCCTGCAATACCTCCTATTTCCGTCTTTCCTTTTTCTCCAAGGCCAATAACCTTTAATGATTTGTTCATTTGCGCGGCTATCTTTTCTCCGATTTGTCTGCCTACTTTTTCTCCCTCATTTCCTCCTTTAAGGGTTATTGGCACTTTTATTTCGAATCCTTGTTCCATTTACATTCCCATTTCTAATTTCTCGTGTTTACGAGCTTCCTTTTCCATTTCCATATGATAAATCATTCTGTCATACGGCATACTATCTACTTGCTCTTGAGTAAAACCAAAACAATGAGCAAAAAACCAATAAACAAATTCTTTGACTATTTCCGGATCATCCAGATGATGCCCTTGAATGCTTTCCTTTATTCTACTTTTTTTTTTAGAGATGGTTCCGCAAATTCATTGTATGCATCAAATAAGTAGTCTGTAACATCAGACGGAAGACTCTTTATACTTCCAACTGAAACCTCGAATGGAGCTTCCACTATTGCTTGAGATAATATTTTCTCTTGCAGTTCTCTTTCGTCTACTTTCACCATTGATTGTCCACCTACTACCGTAATTTTAGAACATTCACTCCTAATTTGATTTCTTATTCCTGTGTTAAGTTTCTTAATAATTACAAATACTTCTTTTCCGTTTACTATCAATGGGATGTTCTTTCTTTGTTCTACTATTCGATTCTTAGCATCTATCTCCAGACTTGGTACTACTTTTTCCTTAGCTTTTTCAATAGATTCAATTTCTTCTTCCATTTTAAGCTATGTTAGTCGCTGCTGCAGGTGCAGTCTGAACATCATTTGTATAAATGATATTTGTGCATGCTCTTGCCCATCCAGTTACATCCTCTTTCATCAATTCATTCACATTTTGTGGTAGAGTGTGTTCATTAATATGAACCCCTGTTAGATTTATGTCTAATATATCTCCATCATCATTTGTGAATGTCAGTTCAAGTGTGGCTATTTCTGTTCCACTTCCATCACTTGGTGCAGTTGCTACTGCAGTCCCATTCATGAATCTCGTCAGTAATGTTGTATAATCATTGAATGCAGCAGTCATAGTGAAGTTATATTCTCTACTCTTTGCTACTACCCCTGTCATGAATCTACTTCCGATTCCATATACTGGTTCAGCATTTTCCGTGATTGTCAATTCAAAGTTTTGCACTGCTGCGATGTCTGTTCCATCCGGCAATTCTATTGATCCATGTGCAAATGTGAAACATGGCTCCACGTCTGGATTGTCGGATATTGCAGTTGTTGAAAGATTCTCGTATCTATAAGTCCCGTTTAAACTGAACTTCAAGGCCTCATTAATCGCAGCACTTATCGTGCATTCATTAATAACACATCCAACCAATTCACTTATAAAATCTGTTGTTCCTAATTCAAAACTGGGTTTAATTGTGAAACTTGGCAATATATTTGCCTCAGTGTATGTGTGTGTATAAGCACCCGTTGTTCCTCCATCTGAATTTGCTCCTAGAACTCCCAATAACCAATAAGCATTTGAAAGTACCCCATTTACTGAGAATTTTCCATCATACTGTTTGTTGACAGTTGCGGTTGCATTTCTAGATCCAACTCCGTATACTCTTTCTGCGTTATTGTTCCTGGTGATTGTTACTTCTACTCCTTGCCCAAAAGGCATATAAGTTTCATCACTTGCAGTATGACTTGCCGGAACTTTTGTCCAACCGTTCATATCCTCGAATGCGTACAAAGCTACCGAACTTCCTCCCCCTATATAATTTTGTGCCATTTATTTTACCTCCCGTATGCATTTATTTGATCTCATTTGAGTGTCCCTTTGAATTTGCTTATAAACCCCCCCTGGTTGCTTGATTATCTCTTTTGTGTCCATTTACCCATCCACCTCGAATAATCCTATTAAATCTATGTTTTTCTGCATTATTTCATTTCTTCGGTCCTGACTAACTATTGTTGGCCCAATTAACATTGGTTTTATGAATTTTAAATAATAAAAACTCTTTGGATTAGAAATGTAAGCCGTCTTTATTGCTTGGATGTATCCATCTAAATCATCTGAATTATTTGCATAAACTACTATTGTGAATGAAACGTTTGAGATAAACTGACTGCCTCCTATTCCAAATGCGTCCATACTAACGTTTAATATATCTACTGCAATTCTTGGGTATGACTCAATTGATAAATCATCTCTCGGGAAGTCTGGATAGATACTATCCGTTCCATAATCATGAGAAACAGCATAATCTCCTGTTTGGTTAGATACAAACGTTATGACACATCCAGTTGAATGATTGTAATCTACGGTATAATCTTTTCCCAAATATTTGGAAACGGTTGCGACTGTTACACTCCTTATGTTCTTGACATTTGTCCTGGCAATTGTTATTGTGTTTGTTCCGGAAAGAGTCCCTGTTGCGCTTGCAGTTGTTACACCTCTTTGAGTAATTGATAGAATGTTTTGGTTTCTTAAAAAAACTGTTTGCTCTTGCTTAACTTTCTGAATATCTAATGTCATTTTCCTCTTGGATTATCTGTTTGCACCTGGCTCTTGCCTGCTTTCTGAAATTGAATAAACTATTTAAATATTATGGCTTAATCAATTCCTCAATTATTATTTTTCTGATTTTGTTTTGAATTGTGTTTCTTATAAATGGATTGGGTCTGCTCCCGGGATGATTCACTTTTTTAACAATTATTTCTTTCTTTCCTTTCTTGAACTTAAGTGCCTTTTTACTATTTGGCTTGATTACATGGGGTGGCGAACCAAATTCTACAAACTTTCCGTATTCTACCATCCAGATAATTATTCCCCCATCATAAGATTTAACTTTTATACTATTTTTTAATCTACCCGTATCTACTGGGCAAATAAGAATTAATTCATTTTGTATTCTCCTGGCAATTTCCGGCATTGCACGATTCAGTTTTTCTTCAATTTCATTCATTGGATATATAAAAAAGACTAGCCACTTGGAATACACTGGTTCCGTTGAAATCTCTTGTTGATATTTTATCCACACGGTATACTCTTCCATCGTGAGTTATCTTGTCATATTTATTTAAAACCGCACTTGCTTTTAAGAAAACCCTTGCATCATATACTTGTGTAAGTCCAGATTTATCCATTGTATATTCTTTTGTGTAAGGATCGAATA